CAACGCAAGAGTTATCAAGAATGTATATGAAAGCGGTCTTGGTGATTCTATGGATAATGTAGCGGAGGCTGTTATTACTGTAAAAGACAATATTAAAGATTTGAATGAACAGGATCTTCAGGACGTCACCTCACAAGCTTTGATATTGGAGAATACTTATGGGATAGATATGTCCGAGTCAATCCGTGGAGTAGCGCAGTTAATGAATCAATTTGATATGACTGCTACAGAGGCTATGGATCATCTTGTAGCTGGAACTCAAAAAGGATTGGATAAAACGAATGAACTGGGAGATAACGTTACAGAGTATTCACCTAAATTTGCACAGGCAGGATACTCAGCATCTGAATATTTCCAGTTACTTGAAAATGGTTCGCAAGGTGGAGCATATAATCTGGATAAAATCAATGATGCAATAAACGAAGTTACAAATAAATTAGCTGATGGAAGTATTGAAGGTTCGTTAGATATATATTCCGAAAAAACACAGGAGTTATTTAAACAGTGGAAAGATGGAAATGGTTCACAGAAAGAAGTTATTGATTCTATTGTTGCAGATGTTCAAAATTGTACAAATCAGCAGGAAAAACTTAATTTGGCAACGACGGCATTTGGTACTTTGTCAGAAGACGGAAGTACAAAGTTTATTGAATCTTTAACATCAGTAGGAAATTCGTTTGACAATGTAACCGGAAAAGCTCAGCAATTAAATGATAACACCACTACTTCCTCACAGCGAATGGAAGCAGCATGGAGAAAAGTACAGGACGCATTTTCGGGTGTAGGAGAAAAGGTCGCTGATATTACCCTGAATCTGGAGCCGGTCGCAGAAAAAGTTGCAGATGCTGTGTCAGCTTTTGCAGACCTTCCGGCACCAGTTCAAACTGCAATCATAGCTGTGGGAGCACTATTGGTAGCAATCTCAAAAATTGCACCAATTATTTCAGCTATAAAAGGCCTTGGAATCGTATCAAGCCTGGGAAGTCTCGGAGGACTGTTGACCGGAACTGTTGTTCCGGCAATCGGAGGAGCTCTGGCGGCAGCGGCACCAGTCATATTGGTGATAGCAGGAATTGCGGCAGCAATTGCAGGTGTTGTTCTGGTCATTCAAAACTGGGATAGCATAACAGCGGCGGCAAAAGAAATAATTGGACCAGAAATTGATGCCATTGGAGGATTTTTTAACGGAATGGCAGAAAAGATTGGTGGAGCAATTGAAAGCGCGAAGCAGAGTTGCGAGAATATGAAACAGAAAGCTTCTGATATGAAAGATGGTGTGGTAGAAAAGGTAGAAACTTTAAAAAGTAATTTTACTGAGAAAGTAGAATCCATGAAGACTGCAGCATCAGAAAAATGGGAGTCTATAAAAACATCTGCGAAAGATAAGTTTGATGGGGTAAAAGAGACGATTGGAACCAGCATAAACACAGCGCTGAGCAATACGAAGACGGCACTGACTAATATGAAGCAGTCTTATGATTCTGCCGGAGGTGGAATCAAAGGCGTTGTAGCAGCAATGATGACTGGTATTAAAAGTAAATTCCAAATAGAATACAATGCAATCAATACATTAACTGGCGGAAGACTGGATTCTGTCAAATCTGCATTTGAAAGTAAACTTGGATCTGCAAAAACGATTGTTGGAAATAAACTGAGCCAGATTAAATCGGCGTTTAGCAGCTTGAATTTGAGATTTCCAAGTATAAGTATTCCACATATCAAATTGCCGCATTTTAGAATCAATGGAGGTTTTTCCTTAAAACCACCGAAAGTTCCATCTTTTGGAGTGAGCTGGTATAAAGAAGGAGGTATCCTGAAAGGCGCTCAGATTTTTGGACAGACGGGAAATACATTTTTAGGAGGCGGAGAAGCAGGAGCTGAAGCAGTTCTTCCTCTCAGAACATTCTATCAGAATCTTGGAGATAAGATTGAAAGTGCAATGGAAAGAGTGATGCAGAGGTATGGAATGGGCCAGACATCACAGCCAGTATATGTCGGAGTTTACCTTGGAAATAAAGAATTCAAAGATTATGTTGTGGAGGTATCACAGCATGGATTAACAGAAAGAAGCAGAGATATAAGCAAGCTGAAAGGAAAGTAAGATGAGCGAGTATGATGTAACGTATGCAGGCGAAACGGCAAGAAGTCATGATATTTATATTGTGCAACGACCGGATATACCTGCACCGGAAATAAATAGAGACCAGATTGACATTCCTGGACGCGATGGAAGTTTGTATTTGTCACAGAGAACTGTGAATGATATTCAGATTTCAATTGAAATGAACTTTATGACCACTCCAAATCAGTGGGGAGAAAAATACAGGGAAGCAAAGGCATGGCTTTTGAAAGAGCAAAATGGAGTCCTGAAAATGAACGATGATCCGGAATGGTTCTATAGGGCAAAAAAGGTGGTAATCGAAACATCTGAAAGAACCTGCAGACAGATTGGAAAGTTCATCGCAACGTTTACTTGCAGTGGTTATATGTACCGTGTAGATGGTGCGACGTCGCACACGATTGAAGAGGTGCAAAGAAATAATTGGGAAGAATGCCATCCGACATATCTGATAAAGGGTGATGCAAATTGTAGATTAAAAGTAAATGGAAAATACTTTGTAGTAAATGTAGGACAGGAATGTACTATTGATACAGAACGACAGATTGCATATAAGAGTGATGGAGCACTTGTAAACGCTTATGTGACTGGAGATTATGAGGATCTTTATTTAAAAACAGGTGGTAATACGATTGAGATAACACCTGAGACAATGACAATGGAAATAATTCCCAACTGGAGGTGTTATTAATGATACAGATATATGACAGTCAGAATACCAACTTTGATCAAAATGGAGATTCCGTATTATTTCCGGAGAAATGTACCGTACAAGCTGAGTTAAATGGAACGTGGGTGCTGAATATTACTCACCCGATTGACGATGAGAACCGGTGGAAATATATAGAGGAAGAAGCCGTTATTGCAGTTCCAACATTTATGGGAAAGAAGCAGTTATTCCGGATTGATCGTGTCAGTACGGTCACAGAGGGCGATGACACTATTACTGCAGTTGCTTATCCCATTTTCTGGGATTCTGCAGATGACCTGTTCTTACTCGATAGCAGACCGACGGAAAAGAACGGTCAGGAAGCATTAGATATTATGCTGGCCGGAAGCAAATACATGGCACAGTCCGATATTACCAGAACGGCTACGGCATATTTTGAACGACGCAATATGATGGACGCTTTGAATGGAGAAGATTCACCGACTTTCATTCAGAGGTGGGGTGGCGAAATGCTGTACGATAATTACAAGATTATTGTGAATGATCGTGTCGGAGGAGACTATGGAGCAGAGGTCCGGTATCGCAAGAATATGAATGGTGTGCAGTCAGATATCAGTATGGAGAACGTGGTCACGCGTATTGTGCCGGTTGCCTATAACGGTTACACCATTTATGGCAGCAGTGCATGGGTGGATTCACCTAATATCAATAAGTACGCAAAGGTGTATACAAAGGAGATTCGTTTTGATGATGTAAAAATGGAGGAAGACGCATCGGAGGACGATGAAGAAAATGGAGCAATCATTTGTAAGAGCCAGGAGGAGATTGATCAGGCGCTGATCCAGCGCTGCAAGGAACAGTTTGAATTAGGAATAGATCTGCCAGCAGTGACACTGACAGTTGGAGTTGTGGACCTGGAAGGAACAGAGGAGTATAAGGATTTTAAAGATCTGGTCAAAATCGGGTTGGGTGATACAGTCAGTTGCTATAATAAGAAACTTGACATTTCTACAGAAGCCAGATGTATCGGTATGAAATGGGATTGTATAAGAGACTGCGTGGATTCAGTGACGCTGGGAGATTATCAGACTACATTTGTACAGCAGATGGTCAGCACGATTGAAAGAATTTCCTCGGTATTTCGAGATGATGGAACACTCATGGCAGATAAGATTGCCGGTGTCCTTGATGCGATGCAGACACAGCTCCGGTATCAGCAAAATGCAGCGAAACGAATGACGGTACGTGCGATACTCTTTGAAGATCTGGATGAGACAAGTCCTCTGTATGGAGCTATGGCAATGGGAACACAGGGGTTGGAAATATCTAAGACACGTACTGCAGATGGACGGAATTGGGATTGGACCACAGCAATGACTGCAGAAGGAATTATGGCAGGAACAATCATTGCCGGAATTATATCAGATAAGACTGGGAAGAGCTGGTGGAATCTGGATACCGGGGAAATGCAGATGACCGGACGGTTCAGACAGTTTACGTCAAGCGGGCTCAGATCATTGGATATATTTAATAATCAAATTAATTTGTATGCCTGGGATTCTAATGGTGAATATTTGGGATCACTTAGATCCGCTACTGCAGATGATAAGACTTTTAAAGCGGTTGAACTTACAGCGGATTATGGAGACCGAGTGAGACTTCCAGTGCTGAAAAAGGGAGCAGAAAGCGGCGAGTCGGCTAATCCGGTTTTCTCCGGATCAAAGGATTATACGGCAATGTATGCAGTTGATGGAGAAGGAAACATCCAAGAGATTATCAGTGCAGCATTTGATGATGAAGTGCCATATATACGTGGAGGCGCCAATGGATTCTTCTCAGCTTGTGGAGAAAGAATAGATGTGCAAAATGGACTAATAACAAATATTACAGAGGCAACAGCATTTAGTGGAACTCTTGATCTTATAAGTGGATTAGGTTGGAATGGAAATGGAATAACGGAAGTTGACCGTACCAAAATAACTGTAAAGAATGGAGCAATAATTAATTACACTGAAAGTACAGAGCATTATTAAGGAGCATTACTATGAATAGCGGGAAATCAAAAGGACAGAATTCAAGGTCAAATGAAGAGCCGGGGAATGCTATGAAAAAGGGGAAAAATAAGAAAGAAGGTGAGGACGACGGAAGTAAATAAGATTGTTGCAGTAGTATTAAAAAAAGACGACATTTCGTATGCCGATGAAGCTTATCAGTGGAACTACGGTCAGATCTTAAGGATTCAAGGTGGCAATCTTCCAAAAGTAGTAGAGGTACATTTTTCACTGGAGGAGACAAGCGGAACTTCTGTGACCAGAATCGGAACGACAGTAGATGGCGTGACGGAAGTACCAATTCCGGACAGCCACTTGGAGAACAGCAACTGTTCCAAGGATTACACGATATACGCATACATTTATCTGGAGGACGGCACTGCTGGAAGGACAGAGTATGAGATTGCCATACCGGTCAAGGCACGTACCAAGCCGGAAGTCCCAGGGACACCGGAAGAGCCGGAGCTGTTTAGGGAGACAGTTAAGGCAGTTAATGACGCAGCTGATCGGGCGGAGCAAGCAAAACAGAACGCCAAGGCAAGTGCTACAGAAGCCGGGAAATATGCTGCTAGTGCATCGAAGAGTGCAGTTGCAGCAGAAAAGACCAAGGAAGATGCACTTAAAGAAGTTGGAGAGAAAAAGCAGAAGGCAATTGAAGCAATCCAGGAGCAGGAAGAGGCTTCTGCAAGGGAGATTATCAATCGAACCGATAATGAGATTCAGCGGATTCAGAATCAGACTGCAGATTCAAAGAGAGAACTTGAGCAGACCATTACCAATGCTGGTGCTTCCAAGAAAGAACTGGACAAGTCTATTCAGACTGCAGGAGATACTAAAACGGCGTTGGATAAGTCCACGGAGTTGGCGGGAACTGCCAAGACAGAGTTGGATACATCCACACAGAAAGCTGGTGAAGCCAAGACAGCCTTGGACGGCTCCGCGAGGACTGCATGTGAGATGCAGGAGACTTTGAGTGCGACTGTGAAGCAAGCGGGTGCATTGGACACTTCTCTTGGTGAGAAGATTAAGGCCGGGACACAGCTCAAGACAGACCTTGTGGCTTCTGGTGAGAAAGCGGTCCAGGACATTCAGACAGCCGGAAGTGAACAACTGGGTAAGATGCAGGCAGTGGCGGAAGAGTTCGCAGCGGACAGGGAGCAGATTACAACCAATAAAGAGGATATCAGCAGTCTGAAAGATGAAATAAGTAAGAACTATTTGGACGATGCTAAAACCAAGCGTAGCCTGGACGCTCTATGGAAGCTGAATCAGGGTATTAGTTACCAGTTCGAGACAGATGCAGAGAAAGTTTATCAGAAAGATATTCCAAGTGGAGCGAAGCTGGTAAGTGTGAAGAAAATTGGCGGAAGGACGGTTGTATGGAATCAAATGCTTAAGCTATTGGATTCAAGCAATTGGACTGCGAGTGGCACAGCCGGGAGCATTGAAATTGCTGATGGCGAATGTATAGTTCGAGATTGCGCATCTACATGGGGAGGAGCAGTTATCGCAGAAAATTTAAAAATTTTACAAACTCATAAATATTATATTTCACTGTATGGACGAGTATTGAACAATGGAGATAGCATTACAATAGCAGTAGCAGAAACTTTCCCAGTTACAGAAATTGGAGTGATTAATTCAACAACAGCGTATAGAGTATCGAAAATAGTAGAAACATCTGAAAGTTCAGAGGCTAAATTTGCGTTTGGAAATAGAAAAAATACATATGATTATGCCGTTTCTAATTTTATGCTCATCGACCTTACCAAAATGTTCGG